ATACCGGTTGAACGTGTCGCATATCCAAGCGGGTTTCGCGTATTTTCCACCGGCGTTTACGATCTTGCGGTAAAAATGCCGTCCGCACATTTCGCAGCGAATCATACTCGTAAAAGGATGCAGGGTTTTCACCTGGTTCGATGGATGCAGCGCCGCGCGCCGCTTCAGTTCCCGCTGCACGCGGGCGAAGGTTTCTTTATCGATAATCGCCTCATGGCTATCTTCTACGTAGTAGGCGGGCCGCTCGCCATGATTGACTGTCCGCCGTTTGCTGATGTGGTCGGCCCGGTAGGTTTTTTGCAGCAGCATATCGCCTGTATACTTTTCGTTGGTCAAAATGCGGAACAGGGAATTTTCATTCCACCGACCCCCGCGCAGCGTGGAAACCTTCATGTGCATGAGTTTTTTCGCGATCCTGTTTTTGCCCATACCCGAGAGATAGTCGTTAAAAATCATTTTCACGATCTCCGCTTCCTCCGGCACAATTTGCAGAGTCCCATCCACCAGCCGGTAACCGAGCATCGTACCGGTATTGGGCCGCCCTGCCTCAAACATCTTCTGTATCCGCCACTTCTGGTTCTCACTAACGCTCCGGCTCTCCTCCTGGGCGAAGGACGCCAGCAGCGTCAGCATCAATTCTCCGTCCGAACTCAATGTATGGATGTTTTCCTCCTCAAAATAAACATCCACCTCCAACAGCTTCAGTTCCCGAACCGTCGAGAGCAGCGTGACCGTATTCCGGGCGAACCGGGTCAGCGATTTCGTGACCACCATGTCGATTTTTCCATCCCGGCAGTCCGCCAGCATCCGCTGGAACTCCGGACGGTCCTCTTTTGTACCGGACAGCGCTTCGTCGGCATAGATGCCGGCAAGCTCCCAATCGCCACGGTTGCCGATGTAGTCATTGTAGTAGCTGATTTGTGCCGAGAGGGAATGAAGCATTGCGTCTTTGCCGGAAGAAACCCGCGCGTAAGTCGCCACCCGCTTGCGCTGGACGGTCTGTACCGCTGTAGGTTCGAGTTTTACAATTTTACGCATCCAATACCTCCATTTTGTGTTGACTGATCCTTTTAATTCGGGTATACTTCAAGTGAGATTCTTCTCCACTTATTGAGTTAAGGGGATTCCCAGCCGGGAACCCCCTTTGCATTACAGTTTCCTGATCCGGTCGACACCGTAGACAATGCCAAGACCGGAGCCGCAGTTCCAGTTGACGAAAATGGTGCCGGTGTCATCCACCGCAGCCACTACACCCTGCTCACCGGGCACCAGCTTGCTGTAGGGATCGTCCATGTGAACGAGTTCCACACGGCATCCGCTCGGATAGAGCATCCGAATCCGCTCCACCATTTCCGGGCTGGGGAAACTGTTATTGTTCATAAGGTGCGCCCCCTTCTGCTTCAGCGGCAGGCGCCGCAGAAGCCTCATCGTTATTGCCGCTTGCCGCCGTTTCCGGGCGATGCCCGCTCTTCCAACTGCTGTTGCCGGTGAGATTCCGAAGCAGGATCTTCCGGGCGGTCCTGTATTCATCGCCGATGAACCCCAAGCGGATTAGGAACAATCGCATCGTAAACTTCTCGTTCTCGGTACTGCATTCCTTGGCGATCACCCGCTTCTGGTTCTTAGCCATCTTGAACAGCGCTTCGGCGAGGCTGGTATACGCCTCACCCTCGCCATCGATGTCGTGCAGCGTGAACCACGGGAACCGTACCGATGCAGGTGTGATCTCAATGTCGACCGAGTCCGTCCCGAGGGCTTTTTTGAGTAAAGCCGCTTTGCCAGCGATGATTTTTTGGAGTCTGTCGCAGGCTTCATCGGAAAAGTCATCTCGCGGCAATGTTACCTCCATGGTAAGCGGTCCTTCCGGCGCGGTGTCTTCCGATGTAGTTCCGGCGTTTTCTGGCGCAGCGTTTTCCGATACATCTTCCGGTTCACCCACTTCCGGTGTGGTATTTTCCAAGACACTATCTTCCGGCGCAGCCTCATTCTCAGCTTCTTCCGGGGTGAAGCCGCGTTCCCGCAACGCGGAAACTAACTGATCGATTTCTTCAGGCGTAGCAGTATCCGGACAAGCCACCAGCCCGTCGCGGCTGACGGTGTAGCCGTCGATGCTATAGGCGAAGGACGGTGCGCCCTGGTAGGCGGTATCCTCGCCCAAAACCTCGCTCATGGCGTGAACCAGCGTTTTGCGCTGTTCACCGGTGACGTTGTAGTTGATGTTGCTCATAGTAACTTCCTTTCTTTTTGGTTACACACCATCTATCACTCAAGCCGCTACAAAAAGCAAGCATGAATTTCAGAAAATGCGCATTATTCTTTGCCGGTAAAGATGAAGTTAACATACTCCCGCTTGTGTTCCTCCAGGTAGACCACCAACTCATAGAACCCCATGCGGTCGGCAATCACCTGCACCATACGGGTGTCGAGCATGTTGGTCTCGCCGGAGTCGCGGACGGCCAGGATCTGTTCCTTTACGGTTGCGTTCATTTGTTTACCTCCTTCGAATTGTTTACGGCTTCGATCAGGATCTTGTTGTCGAAGCCGGCGGTCTGATAGCCTGCGTTGATCGTGCAGAGGTAGCCCATTGAGGGCATCCCGTAGGGGTGACCGGCCTCGTTCATGATGTAGAGCATGGCATAGACCCGTCTGCCGTTCACAGTGATCCGCAGCGTTTCCTTACGGTAGAGATGCGGCCAGCCCTCATAGCGGTCAAGCGCCCGTTCATCCTGGGGCTGAATCCGCCAGACCAGCACCGGCACCTCGCAGCCCCGCTCCCGTTCCACTGTGGCAACGGCTCCGCCGTTCCCGCCCCGGAACCACAGCTTCCAGTTGCGCAGGACCGCCGTCCCCACCACTTCCGCCGTGGGGCAGCGGTACTTCATCTGCTGCAGGTTGAGGTTAGAGCCATAGGCGATGTAAAATCGCGATTTCTCACTGCTCATTGTCGTGTCCTCCGTTTCTCCCGATGTGGCTGCGCACATTTTCCCGGGAACCATACCGCCAGGCGGCGTTGCCGCTCAGGTGCTGGTAGAGATGCTCCCGGCAGTTCTTGAACTCATCGCCGATGAAGCCGATCCGATTGAGATACGTCCTCATGGCGAAGCGTTCATTTTCTTCCTGCACTTTCTTGTACCGGGCGTTCTTTTGGGTGAGCGCTTGGTTGTTCAGCGCCAGAGCCAGCACGATGTAAGCGCGGATCTTCCCGGCGTGAAGTGTGCCGTTAAATCCCCGAAGCTCCACTGTGCGGTGCCCGTGGAAGAAGCTGTGCAGGTTCAAAAAGTGGTATCTGCTGCTGTGGTAATGCTGATTGCGGTTCTCCCGATAACCCTCATACCAGATGGTTTCTATCTGGTCGAAGGTAGTGGGCTTGGCCTCGTTCATCCGCTTCACCAGATAGGCGTCCATCTTCTTACAGTAACGCATTCGCTGAGGCTCAATTTGCAGCGCCTTATAAAATAGGTCGTTGTGGCTGGCGATGATGTTTACGAAGTTATGGATGCTTCTCGGGGTGTGGTTGGAACCGTCCAGGTGGATATGGATCCCGCATGACGTGTTGGCGAAGCCGCCCGCTTTGCGGAGAGCCCGCACCAAGCCCTGCAGCGTGTCGATGTCCTCCCGATAGAGAAGGATAGGGCTGACCATCTCCACGCTGTAGCTGCTGCTGGCCGATGTGATCTGACCTCTCACTTTGCGTTGGCAGTTGATGCTGCCGTCGCTCATGAACTTCCAGACTCGGCCATCGGGCGCGGCGACTTGGTGGGTGTTGTAGTAGTCGCTATTGGCGGCAAAACTGCTGCCAAGGAACTGCGCGGCCACCTCCGCCGCTCTGCTTCGGGTGATGCCTGTGAACTCGATCTCAATGCCGAAGTGGTTGGAAAACAATCTGACATGCCCTCCTTTCTGGCAGCCGCTTTGCGGCGGCTGGTTTTAGAGGGCATCCGCAGATGCGCCTCTAAAATCGGGCGCATTGCGGCTGCCAAGTTTGTTGACCGCCAATCGGCGAAAAACCTCCTTTCTCGGTTATTGTTGATATTCGGCGCTCCCAAACGGGAGCATATTGGTTGATGTTACTGTGTATTTTGGGCGGGAGGGGGCGTCGCCCCCTCCGATAAAGTGCTGGTTCAGTTGAGGGAGTTCAGGATGATAAAAAGAACAACTCTTTCTTCCTGAGTAGAAGGCTCCTTGTACCAGCCCCGGTCGTAGCCGATGACGGTCTGACCGTTCAGGCGCACCGACAGCTTGCTGATCCGGCCCCGCCGGATGCCGTATTGACTTGAGGTATCGTAGACCTTGGCCTGATAGTGATAAATATCAGACTTAGCTTTGATGCTTCCTTCTTTCCACATAACCTGATCCTTTCTGCCCTCGTTACCTCCGGGGCGGGCCGTTCTGAACCGGGGAGAGATTTGCCGGTGGACATTGTTCCTGAGTCAGCACCTGAGAGAGATTCTGGTACTCCTCTTGGGTAATCAGCTCGCGGCGGAGCATCTGTCTGGCGATAGCAATCACCGCGCCGCGCTCTTTTTCCCGTTCAAACTGCGCTTCGTCCATTAGGGCAATCCCTCCCCGTAGCGGCTGAGGATGTAGCACTCGCGGCCGCAGAATTTCCGCTTTCTGTTCCCGTAGCTGATAAACTCTTTGCCGCAATGGTAGCAAGTCAGGCGGTAAGGCTGCTTGCGCCGGGTCTGGTTCCACCAGGCATAGCGGCATTTGTCGCTGCAAAAGGTCCTCTTTCTGCCGCTGACATTCGGTGGCAGGGGCGCTCCACAGTTCTTACAGGTGTCAAGGGTTGACACGGTTGGCTGAACCGATTTCGCGTCGCTGCGGCGGCATATGGTTTTTACGGTGTTGGGCGACAGCATCAGACGCTCTGCGATCTGCTGATAAGAGGAGCCCTGCCGCCGCATTACGAGGACGGCATTTTTTTGAGGTTCGGGAATCATACCGCCGCCTCCATTCCTGCCCCTGTCGCCGCCGTAAGCGCCTCGTGCGCGGCTTTCAGGCGGAGGCCGAGGGCATGTACCACGTTGACGGTGACGGCGTTTCCGGCCTGTTTGTAAGCCTGGGCGTCAGAATCCACGGACAGGAACTTGTCGATCTGGGTTTCCGAGAACCCTTGTAGGCGAAAGCACTCCCGAGGCATGAGGCGGCGAATCCTGAAGTCATTAGTAACGACTCCCTGATGGCTGCCAGTCGTAATGGTGTGGGCGATCTGGCGGCCAACGCGCCCCCGCTGCTGGTTGCTCCCGGCAAAGCTGAGATTGACGGAATCTCCCGCCGCAGCTTCGTTATAACCGCGCTTGGTCGCACCTTTCACATACAGAACGGCGTTTTGTGTATGGCTGCGGTTCAGACCGCGATAGTCCCCGGCGGTCAGGGTATAGGCGGTATCCAGTTCTTTGGTGATCCCGGACTTGCGGTCAAAGCCGACAGCGTACAGCCCGGTTTTGCCGCCGATACCGCCAGCCTTCGCCAGCAGCGTCTTGGATACGCCGGCTGGATCATAGACCCGCGAATCCTGCCGCCCGTCTATGAGCAGCTTAAGAGTTTCCGCATTTGCTTCTCGGAGAGGTAATATTTCTCCGGCGCATCGGGGATCAAGATATCCGACAATGTACACCCGGCGTCTTGATTGAGGGACGCCAAAATCTTTGCTGTTAAGCACCTGCCATTCGACATGATACCCCAGCTCATCCAGCGTATTGAGGATGGCAGCGAACGTCCGGCCGCCGTCATGCGATAACAGTCCTGGGACGTTTTCGAGGAGAAGATACGCAGGCCGTTTTGTTCGAGCCACGCGGGCAATCTCAAAGAAGAGAGTGCCTCGGGCATCTTCAAATCCTTTTCGCTTGCCAGCGATAGAAAATGCCTGGCAGGGGAAACCTCCACAGAGCAGGTCGAAGTCTGGCATCGTGTTTGTGTCAATTTTGGCTGCGTCTTCATAAAACACCTCGCTTTCTTTTACATTATGGGCGGCGCGGTAGGCTTTGTCGGCGTGCTTGTCGATCTCGCAGTGACCGACGCAGGTAAAGCCGCCCGCCCGTTCCAGTCCGGCCCGGAAACCGCCGATGCCGGAGAACATATCGAAAAATCGTATCATCTAACAACTCCTATTTCTTGGTTAAAAATATCATCAGGTTTGTTTCTGTGTTTGCCAGGGGCCTGTGGTATGTAAGCGGAACAGGCCTGGAAGTTCATGGAGCAGAAAATGTTGATGTTACTCAGTTTTTGTGTTCAAGAGGCTGATCTTCATTCTGCTGGTTTGGTTTCAAACTGATGCCCACACCGAAAACGCTTTTCAGTCCAACCATCTCGGCAATATCCCGCCACATATCCTCTGGCGCGTCCTGCTCCAAGGTGTTCCAGAGATGATACTCGTGCTTCAGCATGATCTTCGCAATCTTACTGGGGTTTGCCATAACTTGAGCGTCACACCTTGTAAAGGTCTCTCCTTCGACTAGAACAGGACTTGCCTCTTCGGTCTGGGAGATATCCTCCAGATGTTTTCTCACAGCTTCGATCTCAGCGTTGACCAGATGGACTGCCTCTGAAATGGTCTTTTCCCGCGCTTCTTTTGTGGATAGTTGATCCCCCGAATGTTCTTCTGTCATAGGTTCCTTTCCTAAAATTGACTAATATCTCTTTCCGGACCCATTGTTTTCCGGTCCTGCCCGCTTACATACTACAGGCCCCTGCGTGGCTGCTTGCGTCAAACGCTAACACAGCATCCGCTCATCGCCGCCGTACCGGACCAGGTGCGCCAGCTCATCCTTTGTGATGACGGCGAACAGCTTGGGTGGCTTGCCGAACGCTTCCCGGATGTGGGAGAGCAGCCGTTCCTTCCGAGCGGCGGTCGGTACGATCCAGACCGTCAGAGGGAACACCTCAGATTCTTTCTGCTCTAGCCCGCTGCGGTAGTAGCGATGGTATTTCTCACATTTCTCTACAACCTTGACGGGCGATTCGGTATCCAGATCGACCTCAAAGAACCACCGGTCCTCATATTTGTCAGAGATGGTAATGGCGAACAGGTCGGGCTTGAGAACGAGGATCGTTCCACACTCGCTGTAAGTCCGCCAGCACTCCGGTTCCGGATGGACTGCGGAGAGTTCCATCCTGTGGTTGTCCCGGCAGAGTTCCGCCAGCTGGACGGCTACGTCCGCCACCGCCAGGGTGTGCGCCAGGAAGTATGGCGAAGGCTCGAAAAATCGTTTGGTGGGTGTGAGCGTATGGCTGCGGAGATAGACCAGCCGCTCCCCGGCGTGGGTGAGGTACCAGACCATCGCCCCGGAACCGGCCCGCACCCCTCCGATGCGGCGGGCCAGATGGTCGATGAGCCCCAGCTCGCGAAGTTTTCTCAGATTGCGGCTGGCAGCGCGAAGTGCGGCGGTAGGGGTGGCGGCATCGGAGAAATGGAGCCGCTGGATCTGACTGGTGAGCAGATAGCGGTAGCGCTGGACAGACGCGATAATTTCCATGTCCCGTTCACTCAAGCTGGCGGAGACCGCTTCCAGCTGCTGGCGGGAGAGGTGGCGGCGCCCGCCGCCAGACGGATCGTCTTTCGTAAGGGAATTACGGAAAGAATCGTGAACCAGGAACTTGGAAAAGTCTGGCGTGGTGCGGGTTTCCGGCGTTTTCCCGCCGTCGCGGGAGGTCTGGCGGTTAGTCATGAGCGTTTTCTCCTTCCGATGGGGGCACCGCCGGCATCCTCGCCGGGTGTACCAGCCGGAGCGAACATCTTGAGGTACTCCTCATCTACTTCTCTCGCCGGTTTTCCGTATGCCGCCATGCTGCGGGCGCGAAGTTCCAGCGGGTCACGCAGGGGCGGGACCGGGGGAAGTGTCCTCCCAAGTATCCAGCCTGTATTGCGCCCACCCTGCTGGAACGAGGTATAAATCTGGTAGCGGGGCAGAGCCATAAAATCCTCTGCGGAGAGTTCCGGAGCCATCGCCGCCATATCTTTTGCGTCTTTGGCGCTCAGCCCGAAAGCAATCTTGTTCCGGGCGTTGGCATCGATGCCGGCGCGGATATCCGGGGGAAGCTGGTCGCGGTATTGATGCGCCAGCGTGAGGCCAAGGCCCAGCCCTCTTGCCTGGGCCAATGCGTCGGAGAGGTCGGTCGGCAGGGAGAGGTAGTCCTGGAGCTCATCGATGTAGAGGCTGACGAGGTACCTCCGCTCTGGCGGCAGCTTGGCGCGGGACAGCGCCAGCGTCCAGGTCAACCCTACGATGAGAGAGCCAATTAGTCTGGCACTCTCGCCTCCGATGAGGCCGCGGTTCAAAGGCGCCAACACGATCCTGCGTTTGCAAAAAAGGTCGGTCAGGGAAAACTTGGGCTGGGCTTGTCCGAGAACATTTCTGAGTCCCGGCCGCAGCAGAAATTGCCGCAGTTTATTAAGGACAGGGTCTACATGCTGGCGGCGTTCGCTGTCCTTGAGAGTGTTGAACTGTTCCCAGAAGGGCAGCAGCGCGACGCGGTCGGTGAGCTTGCTGACGATCTCCATACGGAAGGCTTCATCAGTCAGGAGAGCGGGGAGCCACAGCAGCGTGGCGTTCTCCACCCTGACCAGCGTCAGCAGCGCGGCGTTGAGAATATCGGCGGTGCGGACTCCCCAGCTGTCCGAGAAGATCTCCTTCATAACGGAGAGGATGCTGTCCGCCAGGAGCGCCGAGTCGCCGTAGTCCTTGAACGCCAGCGGATTAAACCCACAGGGCGAGGAGTCGGACGGGTCGATAACAACCACATCATCAGCGCGTTCTTCGGGAATACGGGCGAGGATGTCATTGACGAGGTCAGCCTTCGGATCAAGGACCAGCACGGACCGATTTGCCTTAATATCCGCGAGGATCAGGTGCTGCATGGCAGTCGATTTCCCACTGCCGGTCGAACCAATCAGGTGGGTGTGCTCCAGTGAATCCTTGGGCGAGATGCTGAGTTTTTGCGGCACGATGTCCATGCTAAGGGCGAAGCTACGGTCGCTTTGAGAATCCTTGGGCTGGCGATAAAATGCCGGGGGCAGCGTCAGCTTCGGATGGAGTCCCGGCGTTCCGGGTAGTTCCTCCTCACCCGCAGGGAGCATAAGGAAATTTGCCAGTTCCTTCACCGACAGCCGCTGGAGCGGAAAATGCCAGGGGATATGCGCATGGTTGAGATGGCTGGCATCCTCCGCTTCGTCATAGATGCGCACACCGGCGGACTCCAGGATTTTAAGGGCGGAGAGGAGGATGCGCAGCCGGGCGGTCGCCCGCTCATCCGATACGCCGATACGGATCGCAGCCTGGAAGCCATGCTGATCGGCCTTCTGACGGACGGTTTTCCGTTCCTCGGCACTGGCCTTGCTGACAGAACCGAACAGGACATTCAGCCAGGAGGCGTTGGGGTCGGGAAGGTCGGCGGGCGTGGGGGAGGGGGCGAAGCCCCTCCCGAGCACCACTTGGATCACTGTTTCCACGCCACGCTTATTCTCGGTCAGCGCCGCCAGTCCTGCCCGAATCACGGCGGCGGTGACATCCGTGTTCAGCGAAAGCACCGGGTGAGTGATTTTGAGCTGACGCGACACTTTGACGGGAGTCCGGACATTATAGGGGATGTCGTGGAACTGCACGTCTCCGTGTGCGCGGAACGCCTGCTCGATTTTGCCGATATACATCCGGTTAGCTCCCAGCAGATGCGCCACGCTGCCGTTGCTGCCGCGGCACTCCCAGATCACTGCCCCGCGCGGCGTCATCGCCGACAGGTGGGTGAGAACCTCCCACACCGTTTCCAGGCGGAAGGGGCGCTGCCACACCATCTCCCTCCATATCAGGTTTTCTATCTGGTGCTTTCTCATCGCCCACTCCTCTCCTTTTTCACCATTTTCCCATATCCCGGCCATGTTTGTAGATGCGCCAGGCGGCTATGGTGATAATGGCGGTGACGGCGGTGATCAGCAGGTACGGCCAGACTTCGAGCAAATAGTATACGCCCATTCGGATAAGGAAAGCGCTCAGGGCAAACAGGCCAGCGAATTCCAGTATGCGTGTGATGAGTCTTTTTGGCGGCTCCACGCTTCATCACGCCTCCCCCTTCTTGTCGTTATGGCGGACTTTATCGCTGTAAACCGGCACGGGGTATCCAGGGATGATAATGTCGCTGCCGCCTGGAGCCTCCAGGCCCCATACATCCCATCCTGGCTGACGGCTTCGTGCGAAGAGTTCGAGCTTCTCTCCATCAGGGTAGCAACGCTCCGCAATGGCGAAAAATTCGCGGGGCTTCTCAGAGTGACGGGCGGTTGGGGCAATGAACCATGATGGCTGGTTCTTCACATGGATCGGCATTTTACCTCGTGTGCCCAGCAGCACATGTTCCGTATCATTGCGAAGGTAGACGCCGAGACCGAGCTGCGGACGAAACTTGAACCAGGTCAGAATCGCCTTCGGCTCAAATCCCCATTTCCGCAGGACGTCATAGCCGTCATCAATCGTGGAGTTGGTCACCCAGAGCCAGCACACAGAGTTCTCTGCGGCGAGGTCCTTCACGGGGAGGTTCAGAATTTCATCCAAGCTCATCAGATCGTAGTGCATCTGAGCGCCGCGGGCGCCCTTTTGGTTGCGGGACCACGGCGGGTCGGCTACGATCATAGAATAGCGGTTTTTCGCTTCGTTAGTTTCCATTAAAATCTCCTTTTCTGGCTTTTGACGACACTCTACCAACAAAACATCGCCAAAGCAAAGTTAAGCGTTATCAGTTTCGGGAGCGGTCGGACATCCCCATTAAGGGCAATAACAGGGGTGTCCGGCTCATCTTGACAGACTTTTGGTGTCGGAAAAAACGGTGTTGTAATTTCGACAAAATAATGGTATAAACATCGATTTTGCGACCATTTTGCGAAAAATTACTGCCCGCCCATGTGCCGCTGCGCCTCCCGAAGCATGGCGATGTAGGCGTTCAGACTCATCTCATGCAGGCTGGCCTGATCCGACAGCAGACGCCGGAACATCTGGTTCTCCCGCTCCAGCTGTTTGAGTTCCCGTTCATAGACTACGGTTATGATCAGGCCAAAAAGCGAAGCCGCCAACAAGGCGATGATCACGGTATCCACGACAGCCATCCTCACCACCTCCTGACCTTGTCCGCTGCTTTCTGTGCATAGGCGTCGACGATCTCGCTGTACCGATGCGCCCCCTGCGGGGTCATGCTGGAAAACTGCAGCTCCATCATGGAGAGGGCGGCGGTGTGTTCCATCCCGGCTTTCGCCAGCAGCGCCAGACAGCGGTCGTGGGCCGCCAGCACCATCGCCTCCTCCATCACTTCTCCCATCACCGCGCTGGCGCTGCGGGGCAGGAGGCGCAGCCCTTTGCTGCGCGGCTGCGGCGCGATCACTTCGGTATACTCCGCGTCGATATAGCCGCCAGGACCGCCGGGGTAGCTTCCTTGATAGCTCATTTTGATTGCTCCTTTCCAATTTTCCGGGCGTGCCGGCCGCAAGAGCGGATCGAGGGGCAGCTGTGGGGCTACTCCACTCCAGCATCCGGCGTCTGCCCGTGTGTGCCCCCAATATAACCGATCCCCCATGGCCTGTGGGAAAAACGAAAAAAGTTGAAAGAAGTTGAAGAAAAAAGAATCGTTCCCTCCTTGGCAGTCCAAAATGGAAACAGAGTAAAAAGTTCTAAAAATAGCGCATTTTTCTTGAAAAATACGCAAATAAGCACAATTAGTATTGACATTTTAGGCGATGTGTGCTACAATAGCTATATAGATTGAGAAATCTACGCACCTTGATAGAATACCAGCGTATCGCTCTGAATTATCGCTGATTTCGCCCGTTCTCTTTGAGGACAGGCGATAATGCGATAATTTGGAGGTATTATCATGAGAGTTGAAGAGTACATCAGGGAACTGATTGACGCGTATGGCGTTATGGGCAGCCCGAAAAGAGATTGGGACGCCGGTCTCTGCGCTCCAATCAAGATGTCCGTAACCCGCTCGAGCCAAGGTTACCCGAGGGGATACAGCCTGGACAGTCTGATCCAGCTGGCGGACTGTGACGATTTCCGCAATGAGCATCGAAGCGAGGATGACCAGGAGTTCTGTGATCATTACGTCGAGATCATGCGCGGGAATTACCCCGGCTGGCAGCTGAACGCGTTCAAGGTTCGTTACGGCAGCCTTACCTTGTTTTATGGCAAGTCGGGGGACTCGTATTGGAACTTTGTTCGGCTTGACGCTGCTTCCATGGATCTGTATCTGACCTTCGAGACCGAGAAATCCCGGCTGGGCTTCGTTCCGACCTACAACGTGCGCATCCACAACAGTCCTGGTCATTCTGGCGACACCGAAGTCGAGGAAGATTTGGGCTATATCCGCCGCTTTATCCGCTTTTGCCGCAGAGCACCCCACAATATGCCCGAGAGATTTATTGAGGGCGAAGATTACTATGAAAGCCAATTTCTGGAAGTCACCGAGTACGCCGGTATCTAAACAGCACGACAGCTGCGGCCAAGCCGCAGCTGTTTTCCTGTTCCGACTATTTCTTTTTTGAGAAGTTTATGGTATGATACTCTGCGGAAAGGGGGTGTCTATGTGCTGGAGGAGTCGAAGAAGTCTGATCTGGTGGCTAAGCTGAAAAATATTCGCATTCATCCAGACGATGCGCAGGACCTCTTCCGGATGCTGGAGGATGAGCAGCAGCTCGATAGCCGTTATCTTGACGGAGTGCAATATGCGTCCTTTTGTAAAGCATATACGATTAAACTGATTCAATTCTATGTGCCAAACGGGCATGAGCAGGACGCTCTATTAGTCGCATATGGCTTTCTGAAGGAATACGGCCTGCAGAAGCGGGTGATTGCCCGCCGTGTGCGCTACTCCGAGAGAGCCGTTGGCGTGAACCCGGACATTAACCCATCCTGGGCCAATCCCGAGGACAATCTAGGCAAATACGAGGAAGAGATTATAGAAAAGCTGGCTGACCGTTTGATCGAGGAAGCCACCAACAATTCCGAACACAAAGGCTGGCTGGGCTTTACTAAAAAGGTGGAAGACGAGTTAGCAGAACAATTTCACGGCAGACTCCCTAAAGAAGGAGATATGCCGCTCCCCGTTCCCAGATACCGGGACCCCTCCCCCGTAGACGATCCGGATGCCAGCCCGGAGCCTCCCACGCCGGAGCGGTCCTTCCTCGACAGACTGGAAGCCTTGTTCGCCGCCCCCATAGACATCAAGAAGGCATTCATACTGATACTTATCTCTGTTGTTCTCGCCTTTTTCCTTCGCGACCCGAAATCTCTTTCTCTGCGGCTGAGCCACCAGAGCGGGAACTCTAATACTGAACTCAACTTTACGGTCGCAATGGGGCGTCCGCAGCCCGCGCCTATTTCTCCACAGGAACCTGCTCTAGACCTGGTATCAGCGGACGGCTCCCAGAACCCATGAGAGGAGGATGACGATGAAGAAAAAACCGATACAGATTCCTCTTTTCGCGGTGCTGCTGGTCTGCCTGGCGATCCTCCTCGGCGCTTTATGGCTGCGGAGCCGCGGGGCGGAGGAAGATGTCAGCGCCGGATGGGGCGATAATGGCGGCGGCCGCCCCAGCTATACTTTGGAGGAAATCAACTCCGGCGTTCTGGAAGACAGCATCATATTTAACACCATCAGCGACAGCGTAAACGGGAACGAGAAAAACTTCGTGAGCGTCTGCGAATACGACCAGCCTGGATTCCCGGGCGAGGACCGGGTTTGGAACACCAGGGAAATCACCGTAAAAAACGGCGGCATTTATGTCATCCGACTGTATGCGCACAACAACAGCACCTTCAGCGACTATGCCGCCGCCAATACCAGAGTCTTTTTCCAGATTCCGGGTAGTTCCGGTACCGAGATTCCCGTGCATGGCTTTATTACCTCGGATAACGCTTCGCCCAGCAAGTATTGGGACGGCGTAGTGTTCAAAAGCGATTCCGAGTTCCATCTGGAATATGTCTACGAGTCGGCGTATCTTTATAATAACGGCATTGGCGCCGGGGGCCTGAACCTGAGCGACGAGATTGTCACCGCGCAGGACGGGGTTCTGATTGGCTACAGCGGCTTGGATGGCATGGTTCCAGGTGGCTACCAATACGCCAACTACGTTACGATCCGGGTGATGGCGGTATTTGATTCGGACTTCAGGGTTTCACAAAAAATCCGCCTTGCGGGCGACACCGAATGGCACAATTTTGTCGACGCCAAGGTCGGCGATGAGTTGGAAATACAGTTCGAGTATCGCAATACCGGGGAAAATACGCATTCTGACGTGGCGGTGCGGGATGTCCTGCCGAGCAATCTGGAGTATGTGGCTGGCTCAACCATTCTTTATACCGCGAGATGCCCGGACGGCGTCCCGATCGATCAGGATGAGCTTGTTGCGGACGGGATCGGCATCGGCAGCTACGGCGCGGGATCGAACGCTTATATCCGCTTTACGGTGCGGGTTGTTGACGAGAATCTAGCCGATGGGGTGACCGGTCTTGTGAATTGGTCGCAGGCCTGTGTGGACGGCGTCACCTTACAGGATTTTGCCACCGTGCGCGTGTCGAAGGAATAGGAAACGGGCGGGAGCGTCCTCGCTAGAAGGACAATCCCGCCCGCTTTTTGTGATTTCGTAAGATGCTGCGCTAAGGCTGCCGCTCAATTTTTGTAAAAGCGACAGTCCGCTCCTTCATGGATATTTTCTCAACCAGATACCCATATTCCGCAGATTCCTTCTTGTATTTCAGGAAGGAATGGTCGATGGGCGTTCCCGCAATGCGCCCGATCTCCTCAAATGTCAGCCTCAAAGAACTGTTCCCATCCTTCTGCAAATACTCCCATAAAGCCGTATATTTGCTCATCACATTACCCTCATTATACTCATAATTATTATACCATCTCCGGGCAGCAAGGGGGAACAGGCATCCATCCGCCATAGCGTCTCCGCCCCAGCCGCCGTCCCGTCAATACTGACAGCTTCGCAAAATTACGATAGCTTATTGATTTGCCCCGGTTTTTACACTTTTCATGATACAATTAAAGTGTTCTAATACAGGATCGATTATGAAACCCACAAGAGCGAACAGAACTGGACGATATGCTTTTACGGCGGAGGAAAAGGCAAAAATTGATGCGGCATACCAGGCGGCAAGCGGTCTGGCGCGGCGGCGCTTGGAGGTCCTTCGCTTATATGCCCAAGGGGAAACGTATGCGTATATCATAAAAACCACTGCGTATAGCGAAACCACGATCCTTAAGATTTTACGAAGATACGATGAGGATGGATTGGATCCTATTTGCGATGAACCTTACACCGGCAAACGCAAATATCCCGCGACACGCTTTGAGTTTACGGCGGCAGAGATCGCTGAGTTAAAAGAAGGCTGCAAAAAAGCCGCCAAGCCGCACGTGGCGCGGAGATTTAAGGCGCTGCTGCTTCGCTCCGAGGGAAAACCCTGGCTGAAGTTGCCACGGCGACCGGATTCACTGAAACCAATATAATCTATCTTGTAAAAAAGTATCGAGAGGGCGGGACAGCGGCGCTTGTCGGAAAGTCGAGACCGCCCATAGCCTTCAGATACAAATTCACGCAGGCGCAGAAGGCAGAAATCGCGGAGGCGAGAAAAACAGTCACACTCAAAAGGATAGCCAAGCGCCTGGACGCGCTTTTGCTGCGAACCGAAGGGAAAACAGTAGAACAGATCGCTTCCGAGGTCGGACTTCATCCTATGACGGTGATGACGCTGATCCGTAAGTATCAGGAGCAGGGAATTGGGAGCATCATCGCAAACAGAAAAACAGGCAAGAATAGCCAGAAACTGTCGGAAAGGAAATAGCCAATGTTACGGAGCAATGAGATTATTCTAGCATTTCAGGGCAGCAAGCAGAACCGCCCTAAAATTTTCCACCTTAGCGTGCGATACAGCGAACGGAGAATCCATTCTGCCGATTGTAACTACCGGATGGAGAGATGCCGCTGGTGCCGCTGAAGTGGAGGTAGTAGGCGTAGATACCGTTAGAGTCTGAGGTAGCTGACCAGTAGTAACCATAGTTGCCGGCGTCGGCGAACAGGACGTTGGCATCCTGCCGGACGTATCCGCCCCTAACAAAGTACAACGGAGAAGAGGTGAGCTTCGCTATATCGGAACCAATTGAATAAGCGTCGATCAGACCCTTAAAGGTACCAGCCGCCTCGGCATTCGACTCCGGCAGCTTCCACCCCTTCGGGCAAATTGAGTTTGAAGCCTGACCGTTTGTGATGGTCCCGCCGGTCCCAGCTGTCGCCGCATTCCATTGATAATGATTGCCAACGACGTAGTGGGCCTTAGCGTCCTGATTTGCGGTAGTCGGGGTGGTATAAGCCGTAAATTGGCTAGTACAGTTCGCTAGGCTGTTTTTCTTAGAGCCACAGTCGCTCGCGGTGGCAGGGCTAGTGAGGCGGTAGTTGCCTAAGCTCCAGGAGCGCTGACCAGTGTTGTCGGCGAGAATCGTTGATGCTGTTGCTTGTGTTGCGGTATCATAGGCCGGAGTATACCCTGCCGCTGGGACGTCGCTATCTGCGGCAGTTAGCGTCTTGCTGGTCGAGAGGTCGAGGTCTAAGTTTTGTGTCATCCAACACTTGCCATCCGCGAGTTTTGCTACCCAATAATATTTTCCGTCGCGGGTATCCTTAAGCTGAGACTCAGCACCATCGCTGACGGCGGAGCATATATCAGCAGTCATGTCCTGCATTGTGACCGTGTAGTCAGTAAAAATCATTTGCTTGGGGCTGCTCACCACACTTACAGTCGTCGTGTTCTTATAGGTATCGGCTGCTTTCTGGTCATTGACCCTCGCGGCGAAGCTCAGAGCAATTATCTTCGTGTCGGAATCAATCCGGGAGTTGGTGTTTTCCGTGATTTTATCGCCGTTGCCGGACGTGGAAACGGCTTTATATGCGGCGTTGTCGGGGATCGCCGTCCCCTCCACTGCAGTATATCCCCAAGTGTTCACGGGTAAGTTCGCATAAGTCGCGCTGCCCTGTAAGCCGGGGATGATATTGTTGCTACTATTTTGCCCGACCAGGTTCTGGCTGTTGCTTTTTATATAAACGCTATATCCGCCGGAATCCTTTACGCTTACTGTTGCAAGGACTTTAACTTGAGCGGATTGCCCGGCCGAGTTTGTTGGAGTGAGGCTTGCCGAACCCGCTACTGGCGAAAACGCAATCTCTACCGTGGAGGCGTCGCCCGCAAAATGTGTCGGTGTGCCGCTGTCCTCGTCCAGCTGTGTCGCCGCATCGGTTTCTGCTGATGGCCCCTCTGGTTCTCTCAACGCACTTGCGGAGCTTTCCGTGAACGGATTGACCATCAAAAATGCCAGTAGCAAAAGGCCAACGCAGCTTACACTTCCGGCAGCCCTCGCCGCGTCCTTAACCTTAATACTTTGGCGCTTTCGCATCACAGCCCTCCTTTTATCGGTTACAGATACCCAGGCGGGCCGATGATATATGGATACAAAAACGACACCGCAGAGGGTGTTCAGGTCCTATCGACTAGTTGCCATACTCGTAAGTATCGCTACTGCATCGTTTGCGGTGTCGTTTTCTATGCGATAACAACACCAACAAACTCAATGGCAACCTAAAAAGGTCGATAGAATCTGAACACTTCTATTGTATCGAACTATTCCGCTTTTGCCAAGTCCTTTCAGAAATGGCGGCGCGAGATTGAGGCTTCAAAATTGTGGAGATCGGGCACGGCGAAGGCAGCGAACGGAGAAGCCGTTGTTCCGATTGTTGTTGTTGGACGGATTGATGCTGCTGGTGCTGTTGAAATTGAGGTTGTAGGCCTGAGTGCCGTTAGAGTTTGGAGTAGATGACCAGTAGTTGCCCTCGTTGCCGGCGTTGCGGAACAGGTTGCTGGTATCTTGGTTGACGCGGCCGCCCCCTCGTGCGGCGTGCGTCGCTGTTACGCTAACCACGTTTCACTGTGTAGTAAAAACGTAAAAAGAAGATTTTAGAAAATATCTAACCGGAGTTAAATATTTTTACTGGGCTGAGATGTCTTTTGTCAGAGCAATCTTCACGATCTCCAGAAATGACGTTAGACTGTAGCGGATATATATCAGGCCACAGTTTTCGCGCCGTGAGTTCTTAGGCTCATAAGTTTATTATAGCATTATGTGCGGATACTAAGCGGATTAGAGCTGCCTTGCGTAATTATCGTTAGAATAGCGCAAAATCCATTGTCAAATTCTTTAACCTATGATATCATAAAAGTACAGGGGCTGTATGCCCCACCCTCGAGGGCGCGTCTTCGGAGACGCCCTCATTTTTTGTGTTTTAGAGCTCATTTCCAAACTATCTGCGCGAGCAGAGAAGTTTTATTGCATAATATGCCGCCTAATGGTGTCGATGTTAGTCAGGTCGTAACGGTGTAAAGGCACATCCTTATACAGCTGCTTCAGACGAACGGACACCGTGTTTTTCATGGGATTTTTTGCTGGCGGCGTTGCTAAAACGGATACCGTTGCGTTCGGTCCAAGGCTTATCATATTCTTGATTGCTTCCGCATAGTCACCATCACAAGAAACAAGAATGATATGAATAGGATGATTTGTTGTGCTAACCTGAACCAGCATATCGGATGCTAAGTATACGTCCACATTTGATTTCATTACCTTACGTTCTCTAACAAATTCCGCAGTCCATATATGTTTGCACTGTGGACATTTTACTTTTTGTGCTTCGACATCGGCAGAAACATACGATTTTCGCTCCAAGGGGCAAACAATGTAACCCTTCTTTGACAATGTCCTAAACATCTTGTGTTTTGCTGCGTCACCCTTTGCGATACCTTCGTAATAGCGCACCTCTTTGAGGTTGGAATACTTGTTTTGAAAGTAGTTTAACAACTTTACGAAGTCGATCATAAAACCCAATGTTTTTAGACAGGCTGAGCGAATATTGCTTACATCGATATAGATGTAAGTGTCGAGCTCGTTTAGAGGTATTTGCGCCTTATTCATGTCTATTATTCTAGCATATTATAACGTTTTGCGGAAGTTTAACTAGGTCAGAACAACTCCATCCCGCAATATGCCTCGTCCAAATCATCCTGCTCCACGCCCAGATACCGTTTCGTCACCGCGAAATCGCTGTGATTATAGATGTGCATAATCACTACTGGGGATACCACGCCGCTCGTCCAGGCGTGGTATCCCCAGGTTTTTCTGAGCGAGTGGCAGGCGATTTTCCCGATAAGTCCGATGGCCTCCACCGCCGCATGGATGATGCGCCAAGCCTGTACCCGGCTGATGGCTTTCGGCTCCTTCCGGTTGCTGGCGAAGATAAACTCGCCGCGTCTGTGCGGTAGATACAAGCGCAGCGCATGGATAGCCTGTTTATTAAGGGCGATAGTTTTGGTTTTCCCGGTTTTCTGCTCGGTAATCGTCACATGGGCGCGGAACTCGCCCCGCCCCTCGTCATACACATCCGACCAGCGTAGCCGGAGCAGGTCGCTGATACGCAGCACCGTATATGTCCCCAGCACGATCAACACATAATTGCGGAACTGCCCCCGCTTCAAAAAGTATTCGCCCAGTTCTCTCAGTTGGTTCTTGTTCCGGATCGGTTCTGTCGCTGCCAT